AAAGACATGAAATCGTTTCCAGTATCTTTAAATGAGATGCTCAAAGCAAAAAGCCCTATTGATATATCGCTCAAGCTTTCTAAGTGTATTTTTATTTCTTCTAATTCATTCATTTCATATCTCCATTTTGTTAATAATTAAGTGGTCATGACAAGGATTTGCACCTTGCAACAGAGTCGAGAGATTGTAGGCGTTTCGTGGACGCCTCGTTCTCTGGTTTTTCGTCGGGCTGTCCGCAATCAATATCTCATTCAATTTATCACGATAACAAATCAAATTTAATAATATAACCACGTAACGCAACACCAGCCATTTGACCCTTTTGAAGCAAACGGACTCTTCTTATCTTCTCCTTTATGCGTCTACCTATTCCGCCACACAACCGTAAACTTTACTCTACTGCTATAGCTTTAAATCTTACTTCTACTTGTTCATTTCTGCCCCCTTCAATCCCTGTCTCGCCTTCATTTAAACCATTAAAAAATCCATTCTCAATGTCTATAAAAGCGTAATCAAATTTTTTTCCTTTTTCTATAGTTCCAAAATCTTCTAAAAATTCAATATTATGAAGATTTATACATCCGGGGTCTGCTTCATCCCACCCATCACTCTTTATTGGTAACATTTTTATCTTCCTCCTTTTTGATTTCTTCTAAAGCTTTTTTTTCAGCTTCTCTTTTTTTGATAAAATACATAAATAAAGGGTTTTCACCATCTTTAAATCTAATCTCTTCTTTAATGCCTATTGTATTTTTTGAAGCTGAATTTTCACTTTTCATACAGCTAAAAATTCTTTCTCCTGTATCGCCATTTCTTGCTCTTTCGTCCGAAACAGAAAATGGAACGGATATCTTTGCAACCAAATCAGAAAAATACGTGTAAACGGGTCTTGCTTGTTTTGTAACGTCAATTGTTGCGCACAAATAATTTTCTGAAAAGCCAGCATGAACCATGCTTTCGTTTGTCATGTGAGCTAAATAAATAACCCACATACCTTTTTCATCTACTAACCTGCTGCATAAATCATGTATTTGCTTATGTTTTTCATAAGCTTTTTTGCCAGGAGCTCCAAAGCCTCCTGCAGACGATTCAAAAGTTTTTGGCTTGGCGGGGTCTTCATCCATTATCTGTTGTCTAATCAATAAATCCACAGCAGAAATAGAATCAATTACAACTGATTTGTATTCATGGTCTTCATTTATTAAACCTGTTAAAACTTTAATAACATCATCTAATTTTTTTAAAATAGGCGTTGTATCTATCCCTTGGTTCTTTAATCCTTTTTCAGCTCTAATAAAAAGCGGCTTTGGAAATGTAGAGGCAAAAGTTGTTTTACCTACAGCCTCCGCGCCATAAACAGTAATAATAAATGATTTTTGTTTCTCTACTCTTGTTGTCATGCTTTTTAATATAGACATTTAAATACTCTCTTGTTTGTGTTTTTATATTATAACTTAATTTTCAAATAAAATCAATATTTTTTAAAATATTTTTTATTATTTTTTAAGTTTAATTATTTCTTTTATTTTTTACGTACTGATAAAGCTGATAAGATCTTTTGTAAATAGATTCAGACAAAGCATATCCGGACAAAACAGAAGCTGAAGTAGTACCCACCACTGTTAATATTCCAAAAATTATATTTGCAATATTAGACTCTTGTTGATTAAACAAGACTGCTGAACTTTTCGATGCGTTTGATCCCAGTCCATAATTTGAAATTGATTGTACAAACAAAAAAATTGCACCAAAAATAATCCTCAAAATATTTTGAAATTTTTCTGCCCCGAAATTTAAAATTATTTCACTCATTTTTTGGGTAAACATTTTAAAACAGTTATAATGTAAATCTGAAAAACCATAACAAGCAGCCCCGCTAAGAACATAAGCTGTTATTTTTGTAAAAAGATTATCGTTAATTTTTTCTGAAACGACAGATGAAATAGAAGGGCAAATGGCAGTCATAACAACTAAGCTTGATATGTAGCACAAAACGCTCATTAATTTTATAAAAAATCTTACTGCATTGTTTTGTTGCTCAAGAAACGCTTCATAATTAATAGATATTTGATTCCTAGCATCGCAAAAACCTGATAATGCTAAAAAACCTGATAATCCAGACATGATCGCTAATATTACATTTAACACATCACTTGCTTGCCCTTTATTTAAACCCAACGAATCAAATATTAAATCGGCTGATTTAGCAGATAAGAAACCTAACGCAACACTTCCAATCGGATTTAAAATTGATAATATTTTTTGTGTTTTATCTTTTTGTATTTCTACAGCAGCCCTTCCTCTGACAGGGGCTTCCGGTAAAGAATTTAAAGAGATTATAGATACACTTGCCATGCCTACTAATCCAAAAGAAAAGCTCATTAGATCTGAAAAACCAAAAGATTTTGCGCTTGCATTTGCGCCAATAAATCCAGCCGAGCCGCCCAACAAAGAGGCAATTATTTTTGAAATATATAAACAGCAATTTATTTTATGTTTCCCTTCGTCAGATCCAAAATAAGAAACGACGGGAAGGCAACAAGCCATTGAAAAATTTAAATTTTGATTAGGGACGCCTACGGGAAAATAAAATGGTATGGGAATATTAAAACCCATTTCAATGTCACTTACATTTTGTCTATACATAATAATATCCTCTTAAGTTTTTTAGTTTCATAATCTATCTCCTAATTTAACAATCTTTATTTGATATTTTTTTTTAACGACTTACTACAATCAAATCCTGACCAGTCAATTGAGTAGTACTCTTCTTCTGAAAGAAACCTAGATCCAAGCTCTATTTTTTCACCAAGATTATTAAGTATTTGTTGAACTAGGATCGGGTTAACTTTTGTTAAAATAGGGCCTGTGAATAAAAATGATGTAGCCCAAAATATTTCTTTAAAATCGGTGGAATCCAAAAACTGCTGCGGTGTTTGTTTGTTCATCTTTACTCCGGTTTTTTATTTATTAATCTTCTATCTCAATCAAATTTCTTATGTTTATTAAAATTTGATCTTTTATTTTTTGTTTTTCAGCATAAGCATTAGAAGCGAAAGCAGCATCAGCAACAAAAGCAGCATAAGCAGCAACATAAGCAGCATCATAAGCAGCATCAGCAGCAGCACAACAAGCAACGGCATAAGCAGCATGAATAGCATAAGCAGCATCATCTTTCAAAATTTTTGTTGTTATAGATGTATCACCATTACACCATTTTTCAACTGTTTCAATAGATTTAAAGGGTTCTTTTTCTCCTTTTTTTAAAAATTTCATGACTAATCTTACGTTTTGACAAGCTGAACTAACAATAGCTTTATGATCTACTCCCATTTCATTAGCTAACCAATATAGCCAAGAATATCTTTCACATGTATTCCAAGTTTGTTTCAAATCAAAGCTTTTTTCTTTGACCCAGTTAATAGCTTGACCGCATGCTTTAAGTTCATTTAGTTTTGATAAAAATTCTTCATTACTTAAATTTTTTAATTTCATATTAATTACCTTTTTTCTTTCTTTTCTATACTCATGATCTACCTATCAACATTCAACTCTATTTTCTTTAATATATAATATATAAACTTTTTTGTTCTTATTTAAAGACTCTAAATACGATAAATTTTTATTTATTGAATCTGGCATATAACCAATCTTTTCAAGAAAAAAAGCACCAAAATATTTAGTATTATAATTTAATAGTAATTCAGATACTTTTATTTTTTCTGTAATCTCAAATACAGAGGAATAAATATACTCAGTCATAGCCAGAGCGGATCCAGAAACTTTATACTTTATACTCATATTGTTAGCTCATCTATTTTCATCATCATATCCTCGTTTTATTTAATTTTTATTGAAATCTTGCGCTCTAATCTTGCGCCAATAACTTTGCCTCCTATTCAATAAACTTATAACTTACATACGAACGTAAAATGCATTAATCTTCTATCTCAATCAAATTTCTTATGTTTATTAAAATTTGATCTTGTATTGTTTGTTTTTCATAATCAGAGGCAACAGAGGAAGAATTAGCAGAAGCAGCAAAATCAGCAGAATCAGTAGCATAAGCAGCAGCATGAGCAGCATCATAAGCAGCAGAATCAGCAGCAGCAGCAGCAGCATAAGCAGCATAAGCAGCATCATAAGCATAATCAGCATAAGCAGCATCATAAGCAGCAATATAAGCAGCATTATAAGAACGATAAGCATCATCAGCAGCAGCCGCAGCAGCATCAGCAGCAAAATTAGCAGCATCAGCAGCAAAATTAGCAGCATCATCAGCAGAAGCATAAGCATCAGAAGCAGCAGATTTCAATATTTCTGTTGTTATAGATTCATCACAATTGCACCATCTTTCAACTTTATTAATAGCTTTTAAAGGTCTATCTTCTCCTTCTTCTACAAATTTAAGAACCAGTTTTGCATTTTGACAAGCTGAATTAACAATAGCTTTGTGCTCTACTCCAATTCTACTGGCTAACCAATATAGCCAAGAATACCTTTCGCATGTATTCCAAGCCTGTTTTAAATCAAAGCCTTTTTCTTTGACCCAGTTAATAGCTTCACTGCATGCTTCAAGTTCATTTAGTTTTAATAAAAATTCTTCATTACTTAAGTTTTTTAATTTCATATTAATTACCTTTTTGTTTATAAAACTTATTTAAAATGGGATATCGTCATCAAAATCTTTATTTTTCGCCTCCCTAGCTTTCATCATTTCATCAGAAATATCGTACGCTGATTTAGCGTACGCTTCAGGTTCTCCGCTGACACGTCCGCCAACCAGGAAACCCTGCATTGCCAACCCAGCAAAATAATCTCTTAGTTCAATATTCATATTCACCTCACTTATGTTGTTAAACGTAATCAAAATTTTTTTACACTCCGCAAGTTTTGCAAATGCCAACCCCTTCTATCTCAATCAAATTTCTTATGTTTATTAAAATTTGATCTTGTATTATTTGTTTTTTTTCAGCTTCCATTACTTTCCACTTTCTTTTAAATTAACTAAAAATAATTTAGGCTCTTGTTGCTTTTCTTCTACATAATCAAGTCTACTAAAATTTAATCCTAACTTTAAAGCTTTCCTGTACAACTTTAAATCCAAAACATAAACAGGTTTTAAGCATTCTCGAAAAGGTTTTGGAAGTTTAATAAAATCCTCAATTATTCTTTTATGTTTCAACTCTCGTTTCACTTGTTTTACAATGCGAAAAAAACCATCACAATTTTCTGGTAGCCTTACAGTGAAAGAACCTTCATTTTTTTTATTTAAAATTTCCTTATTAAAATTTATTAATTTACAGGCTATTTCTTTTCTTTTTTCTGTTATTTTTTTTTGCTCTAAAGATATTTGCTTGTATTCTTTATACAAACTTATTAAAAATTCATCAGATGGGCTCATTTTTATATTATACATTAAAATTAAATAAAAAGTCAAGTTTATTTTTAATTATCGTTATACCTTAATTCTCTAAAACTTTTCACTTCTTTTTCAGAAATATTATTATCGGGTAACTCTTCAAATACGGCTGAATACAATTCTTTATCTTCAAATTTAAATTGATGGCTTTTTATTTCGCCGCTTAGCGGTAAAAATCTCAAAGCATTTTTTTGCTCTTTACATGTAATATAAGTAATACCATCCTTTGTATTTACTAGCATTTCTGTATTTAGTGAGCCTGTAATAACAGAGGAGCCTCTAGCTCTGTCCGTTGTGCCATGCCCTGTGTGATGCACAACGCCCAAAGCAACAGACGGGAAAACTTCAAATATTTTTTGACATGAATTAAAAAATCTTGTCATATCTGCGCTTTCGTTTTCGTTTCCATTCCCATAATTTCTATTAAGAGTGTCAACAATAATCATTTTTATGTTTCGTCCGCTCATTTTTAAAGCGTTCAAATCATTCAAAAACGCAGACATTTCCTCTTTTTCTAAAAAATGAACGGGTGATGTTGTGATCATAAAGTTTTTATCAGTCCAATGATACCTATCGCATAACGCTTTCACTCGTATGTTCACAGAATTAAAATCCTCACCGCAAATATAAAGAACGTCTCCGCCACCGTCAGAAAATTCATTGTGATAAACCCTAGCATTGTTCGCTGCTGCCAAAGCTAGATACAATACAAAAAATGATTTCCCGTGCTTGGGTTGCCCAACAATAAAAAATATTGCTCCTGACTCTAAAAATGGGTCTAAAAACCATTTTGCTTCTCTGTAGCATGTTCCAAATTGAATAAGACTGCTGACTTTAAAAAAATAAGCTTTTACAGCTTCCACTCCTTCATTGCAGAAAACATCGCTAAAATCTTCTCCTTTATTTTTCGGGGAAATTATTAAGCAATTGGAAATTGTAGCCCGGCATTCCTCAGCTACTTTTAAGCCCGCATCATCATTATCTGCTGCAATTAAAATTGAAATTGAAGGATTTTTTCTTCGCAGCGTTTCTGCCAAAAATTGAATATTTCCAGCCGACCATGCAACACAAACATTTTCTTTTGTCGATTCCCAAATTGAATAACCTGTGGCCCAACCCTCGCAAATTATAATTCTATTCTTGTTCTCCGAGGGAAAAGAAAAACAAGAGCCTTTTTGACGACTACCCGACTCAAACATTTTAACGCCGTTTTGTGATATTTTCTGCAAACCTACGAGTTCGTTTTTAATGTTTTTCATCGGCAAAACAACATGTTTTTCGTTGCTTTTTATCAAGCCAGAAATAGAATGAAGATTAACTTTTTTCTTTTTTAGGTAATCATGATCTTGTATGCCAACAATAGTATTGTATTGATAATTAAAAATACCGGTTATAATATCTGTTTGATCGTCTTTACTAATATACGATATCAACTCTTTTTTATTATCTGATTTAATTTCGGTAGGATAATAAAAAGTCCCCTCATTTCTGAAATCGCCATACGCACCAAAACATTCTCCATTTCTGACTGAATAAATAAACCAAGCAGGCTTTTTATTTTTAGATGAATCCGTCGTAGCGCAGCGATTGATTTTGCCTTCTATTGGATTGGTAAAATCAAACCCAATAGATTTTAAATGATCTAAGAAATTGTACATAAAACCTCAATAAAAAAGCCTAATTCACTTTAGGGTGTGGACTCTGCGGAATCCACACTTTAAAATAAACTAGGCTTTATTGACTCCGCAGAAAGTCCATTGATTATAAACTATAATTATTTTTTATCCAGTAATTTTTTAATTATAGATCGTCCATTATTTATTTCCCCCGAATAGTTTTTATTGTATCCGCCGCACCATCTGCAAATCCCCTGTAATATATTGCTTCAAGTTTATTTCTCATATAAGGGGGCATATTTTATCTCTTTAATATTAAAGCAATTTATTTAATGTAAATTTTTTTAAATTAGCTCCTTCCAAAATAGGTTTCTTGCAAATTGGCTCCTTGCAAATAGGCTCCTTCCAAATCGGCAAATTGCAAGTTAGCTTTTCGCAAATCGGCCCATTGCAAGTCAGCTTTTCGCAAATCGGCTCCTTGCAAATTGGCTCCTCGCAAATTAGCTCCTTTCAAGTTAGCTTTTCGCAAATCGGCTCCTTGCAAATCGGCCCATTGCAAGTTAGCTTTTCGCAAATCGGCTCCTCGCAAGTCAGCTTTTCGCAAATCGGCTCCTCGCAAGTCGGCTCCTCGCAAGTCGGCTCCTTGCAAGTTAGTTTCTCGCAAATCGGCTCCTTGCAAATTGGCTGCTTTCAAATAGGCTATTAGCAAGTTGGCTTCTCGCAAATTAGCTCCTTTCAAGTCGGCTTGTTGTAAATAGGTTTCTTGCAAATAGGCTCCTTGCAAATTGGCTTTTTCCAAGTCGGCTTCTCGCAAGTCGGCTTTTCGCAAATTAGCTCCTTCCAAGTTAGCTCCTCGCAAATCGGCTTTTCGCAAATTAGCTCCTTCCAAGTTAGCTCCTCGCAAATCGGCTCCTTGCAAATAGGCTCCTAGCAAATCAGCCCATTGCAAATAAGCTCTTTGCAAATCGGCTCCTCGCAAGTTAGCTCCTTGCAAATTAGCTCCTAGAAAGTCGGATCCTCGCAAATCAGCTCCTTGCAAATTAGCCCATTGCAAATAAGCTTCTTGCAAGTTAGCTTCTCGCAAGTTAGCTTCTTGCAAATAGGCTCCTCGCAAGTTAGCTTCTTGCAAGTTAGCTCCTTGCAAATCGGCTCTTTGCAAATCGGCTCCTTGCAAGTCGGCTCGTTGCCTTAAAACGCCATTTGATATAATCCATTCTTTATGTTCAGCTATAATTTTTTGTAATTTCTCTATTTTCATTTTTAAAACCCTCTTATTTTTTATTTTAAATTTTATTTTTTATTTGTGAAAATATTACCTATATTTATTCTCCAAAAATTTCAATCTGTAATTTTTCTTCCCCCCGACGCACTTCTTCGCCAATAATTTGAAAATTATGCAATTTTGATAAATTGGCCAAAGCTTGCATAGCCTCTTTTCCAAGCGACTCCATTTGATTTAAAAATATTATTTGACCAGGGTTTTCTAACTGCTTTAAAAGCACGCCAAGCATCATAATTTCGCTTGTTGACATTGTTTTGTCTGATACTAAGACACCTTTATAATAAAGTCCATCATCGCTAATTTTCAGTCCTTCAAGCAAGTTTGATTTTCCTGCAATCATGCTTAATCGTTCAGATCTCATAACATCCAGTTTTGATTTTTCTTCTAACGCCGCTTTTTGATAAGTTTCTAATTCTGATTTTTTCTGTAAATAACTCATCCAATCATGGTATTTTTTTTGTTCTTCGTCTTGTTGTTTTATTTTGTTTTCAATAATAATTGTATCAATTTCTAAATTATTTTTTAAAAACTCAGAAGCTTTTGTTAAGCTTTGCTGCGCATCCCCTTTTTTTGCCATCAGATCGCCAATTTGTTTATTTATTTGTTGAATTTCTGTTTCACGCGACACGACGGCATCTTTTGCCTTTTTAATTGTTTCATTAACTTTTGTTGCATGTTGCAATTCTCGCATTAAATCTGATGTTTCTAACGGCTTGTCGCAAAATTGCGCTGAAGACATGTCAACAACATTTTGTAATGATTTTACAACCCTGTTTTTTTCTGTTACAGCGTTTTTAAATTTTTCTATTTCAGTTTCTAAAAAATCAATTTTTTGTCTCTCTTCAACAGGGTGCATTGATTTTAACATTCCCACCATTTCACGCTGCCCGGCTTCTGTTTTTCCTTTTTCAACAAAATCCCAGACATTAAACTCAATTGCGCCTACTAAATCAGCTAAAAATGATAATGTTTTGTTTTTAACGCCCGCCTCCGAAGTCGCTGTAATTTCTCGCTTGCCATCAATGATCTTAAGTTTTAATTTCCATTTTTGGCCGGATTTATCAATGACCATTTCGCCGTCTGCATTTAATCCCGGCGGCAATTCTTTTTTGTCGCCCAACACGACTTGGCAAAATTGAATAAGCGTACTTTTGCCTACTGCATTATCGCCGCATATTAATATATTGTGTCCGTCAAAATTGGCCTCAAAATTTTCTAAACACCTGTATTTTTTAATTGACATTCTCTTTATTTTTATATTTGACATATTAACACCCCATTTTAAAGATTTTTTTCTATTGACTTAAAATTAATATAATTATTAAAATAAATAAGACAATCTTTATTTGATAATATTTTTCGCTTGATTGCCTTTGCTTTATTTTCTAGCTCATCAATATCTTTTTTTTCATGCTTTGCTTTTTTGATTGCAGCGTCAAAAAAGACCCATGATTGAACAGTATTTCTTATTTCGGACTTTTCCATTAAATTTACTCCGTTTCAAAATCTTTTCTGTGTTTTTTGTAAAATATTTCATTTTTAAACAATATTTTTTTGAAAGGGGTTTTAAAAAAAGTTCCAAAAAAATCATTTTTAATAATTTCAGGAACGCCGTTTTTGACCCAAAAATCATACTCTAAAACAGCTTCATCATAATTTAAAAATGCTTCGCTTCGATCAAACCATTCCATTTCATATCCGCCAGCCTCAGAATAAAATAAACCTGATTGTTGTATTTTAAATCTTCCCGATCTTGTTTCAATTAATCTGATTTCTTCTATTTCCATAATCAAACCTCTTTCGTAAACTCATAAACATTTTTAATAGCAACATTAAAATATTTCCCAGCAGATTCAGCCGCAATTAAATTTTTACAAACCCCCGTAGGAACGTTAAAATATTTATAAGTTTCACCCGTCTTAAAATTAATTTTAATATCTTGTAAATCTAATTCATTGTCAAAATAAATTGAGTTTAAGTTTGATGATTCTAACACATAATTTTTAATTGTCATTCTTATTTCTCCAAAAATTTAAAAGATTCAAAAAAAGATTTTATAAAAGAAATTAAAATAAATTTTGTTTTATTAACTCTTTTTACTTCTGATTGACATTCGGCAATTTTATAATTAATATAACTAATATAATTTGTTCTTTCCTCTGAGTGAGTTTCTTCTACGGCCGCCCTTAATTCATCTTCTAATATAGCCGAATCAGACGCAATTCTTTTTAATTTTAGTTTTTTAATTTTTTCTGCTAGCATTTTATTTATTCTCCTTTTTTTGATTAAATTGATTAATTTGATTCCATTGTATTTCTGCTATTATCCTGAGCCACTGATTTACGTACGGATCTGATTCTTTATATTTAAAATTTTGATTCTCTGGTTTTTCAAGCATCTTAATAATCTCCATTTTTTGAATAAAGTGAATTTTCATTGGCTTTTTGCAAATTGGCTATTAGAAATTATCTCCTCTAAAATTAGCTCTTTCCAATTCGGCTCCTTGCAAGTTAGCTTCTCGCAAATCGGCTCCTTGCAAGTTAGCTCCTCGAAAATCAGCTCCTCGCAAGTTATCTCCTTTTGAATAAAGGGAATCTTCCCAGCTGCCGTAAAATTTTGCTGAAGTGCAGCACGCATAATCCAAAAAGAGGGAAACCCACATTTCAAGAGATTTATTTAAAATCGGACGACTTTTAAAAACATACCAATCGCCTGATTCATCTTTTGCAATAAAATTATAATTAGGATATTGAGCTAATATTTCTGCCCGTGTGTCCGTTTGCAAATCTTCATTAGAATTCACAGCAGGAATACGATTATAAAAAGATGTAGAATCATTTAACATAACCTCTCTCTCAAACTTAACTTTAAAAAAAGATTTTTCTTCTTCATAAACAAAATCACAAGAAAAGTACTTCCAATTATCAGCATGGTGATTGTCAATTGTTTTTAACAAATTTTTTAAATCAGTTTTAATCGTGATATAATCGTATTTAATCATTTTTAATTTTCTCCAGCGAAACGTTTATTTTATAGCCTATTGATTGCGCATAATTTATCAATGTTCGAAGGCAAGGTGAATGCTCTCTGCGTTCTAATCTTGATATAGCGCTTTTTCCTGTCATCAGTTGATCTGCAACAAAATCAAGTGTTATGCCAGAACTTTGCCTTAATTTTGATAATTTTAAAACAACATCATCAATACCACAAAATTGTATACTATCTTTTTCCATTAGTCAACCCTCTTTTATTTATAAATTTAAAAATATTATTTTTTATAAAAGCTAAGCCCAAAAATTCTAAATTCTGGATAAATTGCTTCGATTTTATGTCCACGTTTTTTATATTGCACTTTTTTTAGTTTTATAATCATTTTTATACTCTCCTTTTTGTATTTAATTAAATCATTCTTAATAAAACAATTGTCGCTATTATTGCAATTATGTACAAAATCATTTAATTTTCCTCCTCATTGTTGTAATCTTTAAAATTGTAATTAATATCATAATCAATATCATTTAGATTATGCTGCTCAATTTCTGGTAAATCATACTCATATATGCTCATTTTAATCTCTCCGTTTATTTTTTATTTTAAATCTTATTTTTTATTTGCCTCTCTACATTTTTTTATTAAATTATCAACGGCTTCATATGCTAATAATCGTGTCTTAAATCCAGATTGGCCATCTATAAATAAATCACAAAAATACAGATTATAGCCCCACGTTTTTTTATTTTTAAAAACTTCCACTGCATACCCAGTCATTATTTTTTCCCTAAATATTGTTTCATTAAAAGTGCAATTTCTTCTGAATATTGTTTCATTAAAATTGATGTTAACTTTTCTTCATATTCTGATTCACTTTTTAACCAATTATCACCAACAAATGTGTTAACGTCGTCCAAATGCAGCTCAATAATTGATAATCCATAAGCTCCCAGATTGTATTTATCAAAATATATTTTTGCTTCTTGCTCAGTCTCAAAAAACATAAGATTGTATTTTATGCAAATATTACCTATTTTAAATCTTTTCATTTTATCTCTCCGTTCAAAGTGCAAAATTTTATTAACCGTATTTTATTTTATATTTAACACATTCAGCCACAGCAGTATCAAAAATATGGATTTCAGCTTCGTTCATTTCAGCGACCGGTTTATAAGAGTTGCAAATTATATTTAAAACGTACTCGGTGAAGTTGTGGTTTAATAATAATTCTTTGGTTTTAGGCAGCATATTTATAGCTTCTTGATTAAATTGTGATTGTATTGACATTTTATATCTCCGTTTTAGCTTCAAATGGGAAGGACGCTATTAATCGCCACTTATATCTAAATCACCTTTTTGATAAGGCTCTGTGATTTTTAATGTGGAAGTTTTATAAATCATTTCAAGCCAATCAAAAAATGTATCGTATTCGTTCCCTGCACCATCAAAACCTTCCGACATCACAAAATCCAATTCGTTTTGTTTGATTTTTTCTGGCGTTGTTTTATATTTTGTTGCTAGTTCTTCGTAGCTAATCATTTTTAATCTCTCCGTACCGTTAATTAATAATCTATATCCTATTTCGCCTTTTAGTTTTTCTAGTTTTATCATTCTATATTCTCCTTCTGTTAGTTAAATTTTAATCTATGCGCTTTGTCCGTGCGAAAAATACTATATAAGTGTCAACGTAGGCAAAGGTAAATCTTGAACTTTTATTCCCAATAATCTCTCGTATTTTAATATGTCGTCTGAGTTTTTAAACCAAAATTGTTGTAAGATTGGGCGTTTATCTCCAATCCGTATTTCCGTTTTTAAATTAATCGAATGTCGGATTTCATATATTACTGTATAATCATCTCTAGCATCGTGCAAAGCACGGATTAGATCATCTGTGCGTAGGCATCTATGATGCAAATCGTATGTTATTGAATTTTTAGCCTTTTCACGATTTTTATAAGTGATAAGATTTACAGTATCTTTATTGATATTAATATGATACCCAGTGTTATCTAATTTATTAAATCCTAACTTTTTTAAATTGTTATACGTCTCATCTATATATCGTGATAATTGCGTCATTCTATCTCTCCGTTTTAGTTTTAACCCACTTATTTAAGTTAAAACTCTATTTGTGATCAAGTTTGATTTTTTATAAAATAGTTCTGAAATGTCCCGTCGCAGAAGCTCCTCATTTTTTTTATCCGAACTGCCTTCCACTTTGTACACAAATAATTTTTGTCGTTTTTCATCCCCGGGGATTTCTACAATTAAATTAAACGTTGATACAGACGGACAATTTTGTTTACAACACGTTAATTCCAAAGCACTTTTTAAACCGTGCGGTTTTTTTAAACAATCGTCTGTATGATTTATTTTTTCAGTTATCCAGCGTTTGCTAAAATATAAGCGTATTGTTTTTTCAACTTTGATATTCTTAGTGATCTCTCTGTTGCAAAAACGACAATCTAAATGATCGTGCTGTGTTTCGTACCGTTCATCACAATCTATCGTTTTTAGTTCGTCTGCTACCAATTTAGCCGTCACAAAAAAATCGCTGAATTCGTATTGTATTTTGCTCATTCTATATTCTCCTCGTTTTTAGTTAATTAGTTAAGCTTCATCTTCAATTTCCATTTCTTTTTTATATTGCTCAATATCTGAAAAACTTATCCAATCCGGCGTAAAAGGCAAAGCTTGAAAAAGTTTTATCATTGTATCTATATGATCTTTAACATTTAAAGCCCAAAGTCGTTTCGGATTCCTCACCCCCCAGTTCAAAAAATATTCGCAATCCGTTTTTAATCTGTAAAGTAGTTGATAATTAAAATTGTCATCTTTTCTAGGTATTTCTAAGTCAATTGTCATTTTATATTCTCCTTTTTTTATTAATTTTAATTAATTTACGTCTTCCCATTTTTTGATATTGTTATACTCTTCTTCATATTCTTCTTTAGTACTAAAGATTTTATGGACTATACTCCCCTCGCAAAATGAAATTATTTCTTTATTTTTCTTTGCAACATAACAGGAATAAGGCCATTCACCAAATTCTACTAATGCAAAATAACCTTCTGCTGCCATTGATTCCATCCAAAAGTAGCCATCTTTAAATGTTATACTTTTTTTGATATTTATAGTCATTTTTATACCTCTGTTTTATTTAATTAGTTATCAGCTAGCATCTCGTTATCTCTATTTTTATTATCATCATTATTTTTGTTATTGATAACGTCTAGCTGATACAAATTAGTATACTCCGTTTTATTTTAATTGCAAGCTTTTTTTAAAAATATATTAAATATTTTTTAATAATAAATTTGTTGACAATTAAAGGCGTATGGTGTAGCAAAATATATTTAATTTTAATCAATAAAATTTTATAAACATAAATAAAGATAATAAATATTAATAAAAGTCAAGCTGTATCCTTAAAAAACATAAAAATAAACATAGTTTTTGTATGTGTACAAAGTTGCTATGTTGCTTTACAAATGCATTAAAAAATGCTAGACTGAAGGACTCTTTCGATTCCTGCGGAAGCGCCCCCCTTAGGGGGCGGCGCACGCGGGAATGAATCGGTAACCCTTCAGGTCTGGGTAAAAAATAATCAATAAATTCTCTTTTAAATTTATCACCCTAATATATAGCAATTATGATAATAATTGTTTATAATATATACTATTTTAATCAATATAAATTTATTATATAATTATTATACCGTTTATGATGTATCATACGTACAAAGTTGTTATTCTGTTCAAAACAATTTGACAATATAAATAATTTTTGGTTTAATGCGGGTTGGTAACTATCAACGGACTGGTAGCCGAGATGACCTGTGACAGGTGGAGGCAATCAAAGGATGGTCAAAATGTATAGATTTTTATCACGGATATTCGTCGACCCGAAAAGCCGGAGAACCGCAGTGGTGTGTGGTATCAACGATCAAACGTTGGATAAAATATATGCATGCAGTGAAGAGTAATATTTATACAGTATTAATATTGTACGCCGTAGGCTTGTTCAAATAAAAAGCATCATATAATGATGTCCTGCGATAGCTTTGTCTCGTATTTGCTATGTCGAAATTCATGTGATTTTCTTTTGTGGGGGAACGTTAACTATACCCCCATACAGTCGTTTCAATTTTTTAGGTATGTATATATTTTAATCAACAATAATTATTTTGATTTAAGATTATCGTTAGAATTAAATGCGTCCTTGTAACCATCAGGAGGTTCTTTAAATTCTTTTATGTGTCTTTCGTGACAATAAATACAATAAGGGGGCTTTTGACAACAATTCATTATTTTGTAAACCTTTATTAAAAAGACGCGTAATCAAAAATTATTTCTGAGTGAAGTTTTGTAAGATAATCAATATCTTCTTTTTTTGAAGATATTTCTGTAAAATTAACAGAAGAAGAATCTTGAAACATAATAAAAAAATTAAAGCATTCTTTGCCATCCAGTTTATTATTTAAAGCAGAAACATAAATAACCTTACTTAAATCAATTGAAAAAACGTTTGGAACGTTTGGGCAAGATGAATATGAATAAATTTTTTTCATTTTAAAACCTCCTATATAAATTAAATTTGACCTCAAGCGCATGTGCATGCTTTATTTGCTTGAGGTCAAAACTGTTAAAAATTAAATAAAAAACTATTAAAACCCGGAAGTGGGGCTATAATCTTTATCTTCGGCCAATCTTGAAACGTCAAACCATTGAGCTTCTATCAAAGCGGGGCTATTTGCTAAATTTACCTTTGGTTGCAATCTAATTTGAGGTATGCCGGTAATATAAAAAACAACAGCCGTTGCAACACCCGCAAACCCTGTTACTTGATCTACCATATCTTTTCCAAGAAGCTCTAACAAATTAACTTTTAAAGGCTCTTCTTTTTGGACAGCATCAGCTGCTGCCTTTTCTACTACTTCTTCTGTTTGATTTAATTCTTCTGTGCTCATTTTTAATACCCTCTTATTGTTTAAATGCCAGTCTTTCCTGGCCGTCATTCACCCTTGAGGAAAGTAAATCGTTTATATTTTTGATTATATTTTATAATTAATTAAAAGTCAATAGAATGTTTTTAATTTTAATAATGTCTCAGTTTAAATTTTATGACCTTTCAAGCATATGATATAATTGTGGCATGAGCAAGCCAAAAAGACCACGTAATTCAAATCAGTAAGAATTCCCAAAAAAACAAGTTTTAGCAAATAAAATAGAGAATGACCTGAAAGAAAGCCGTCAAATAAGCAATTTATTACGTATCATATAAGTTATATTTATAATCATTGCCCTATCAAATAACCATCAAATAAGAATTTGTTAATTATCAACGAGTTACACAAAAACCCATCCATAACCCATCCATCCTATCAAATAACCGTCAAATAAGACACTACCGCAAATTTGGATTGATATTTTTGCGTGATAGTGATAGTATTGCTGTGTACGTAAAATATTACGTACACAGCAAGGTACTAAATACCTAGCATATTATCTTCTGGGAAGATGGTTACTATTCATCATTTTATACCTCCCCTAAGGTAATTCCCCTAGGCGTTTTTAGGCTTGTAGCCTTGTTTAAATTTGCAATATTTGCGTATTGCGCCTAATAGTGTCTTACCTAATAGTGTCTTAATTTAAAATAAATTAAGACACTATTAGGAGAAGGCGCGTTTTTAACCATGGAGATACCCTTAAAAATCAAAGGGTTATCTATCTTTGTCAATAGATTATCAACCATGGAAAAAGACACTACCTTATATTCTACAGGGCGGATCCGCTGCATAAGATCTTGATTTATAAAGGATTTAAGGTTGTTTGCATCAATAAAACTAGGGAGTTGGATCCCTTTAATTTAATGCACTTGACAAAACTTCTAGCCTTTTATACTCCATCCTTCTTGACTGTTCCTTTAATTTTAAAATTAATTCTGATTTTAAATGACAATCTTCTAATGATAATATTTCTTTTATTTCTGATTGAAGATCAATTGGAAGCTCTTTTACGTCGTCGCATAAGTCAATTGCGTGAATTATGCAATAAAAAAACTCTTGATAAAGGCTCAAATACTTTGTATTTTTGCAATTTTTTGACTGGCATCGATTCCTAATCCTCCACTCCCTTGTGTTAATAGTTTTGTCTTTATAAGGAGGCAATCTTAAAGTCACCCATTGGAATAAAATCTTTTATTGTCTTGCGTATAGATTCGTTCATTATTCTGCCCTTCATATACTCAAAATCTTTTTTAAAAACATATTCAATATCTTTTTTTCTTACCTTCCTAAGAAGCTCTAAATCCACCAATATAGAATCAATCCTTTTGCTCGACTTAAAATTCATATCAGCCCTCTCTATACCCTGGAACAGCCGGCTTATTTGCTATTGATCGCTTTTCTTTTATCCTGTCTATCTCAAATTCAATAAACTGCTTTGCCTTTTCTAAATCTTCAATTTCATCGTTCTTTTTCCCAGAACGAATAATGTATTTCATCGCCGAACCTTTGTTCATTGGCATTTCCTGCGTTAATTTTCTTGGCTCATACCGAATCCCACACTGACAATAAGCCTCCGCTTGATAATGAAGCGGGTTCTTTATGTGGCAAGAATTAACACTTTTTGCCTTAACTCTATCCTCATGCGCTAATTTATCAGATGCCCTTGCCTTATCTACCCATGTGTTCATTTTTCACCTTTTATTTAATTATTTCTATACTTCCATTTGAATGCTCCAAAATTATTAATGATGAAAACTTCCTGCCCGCGATCAACCCATGACACGATTTTAAAATTTTTACATTAAAATATTTTGTTTTTTTATATTCAAAACAATTTTCTATTATTTTTATTTTTTCATAATTTAGAAAATCGCAACCCGCTAAATGTAAAATTTTTAACATAAAAAATCCAATATTTTGTTTGCGCCTATTATACTTTTAATTTATTTTTTGTCAATATTGACTTTTGTTTTTTTTAAATATATAATTGTTTGTATTTTTAATTTTAACGAGGATATTTTATGAAAGACGTGTTGCAAGATGATTTAAATTTATTAAACGACGAACAAAAAAAGCGTTATATTGAAGCAAAAACAAAAATTTTAAAATCAAACAAAAAAAGAGAAACGTTGATTTTAGAAGAATTAAAAGTTGATGAATTTTTTTCCACTTTAAATATTTTTAAAAAATTAATGGAAAAAGAATCTATCAGTCAAGTTAAATGGAATTATTCTACTTTAGGGGTGTATCTATCTAAGCTGGTAAAATCTAACCAAGCTGTTTGCAATAAAGTTGAAGGCTCTCGATCAAAAGTATATGCTTTAAAAAATTTAGGCGTTAATAATGAGGCCAATGGATAACAAAAATAAAAGTATTGCAAAACTTGAACCTAAAATGTCTCAAGAGGTTGCAAATTATTTTTCAAATTATGTTTCCAGCAAAAAAATAAAAAATGAGCAAGACAGAAGAGCGCTTCAGCTTCTTTTTAAGTCGCTTTGTCCTGTTGATATTACCGATGCGATGATATGTTGTAATATAGTTACTTTGCAACATATCATAAATTCATCCAATAAAATTTACGTTTCAAATCTTGAAAGTGAGTCTTATTGCAGGGAATCTTACCGTCGTGTAAAAGATATGGGAACAAAAGCCTCTTCTTCTGCTGAGGTATTAATGAAATTATTAGACTCAAGGACTCGGTATTTGAGCTCTAAAAATTTTATTTCGGACAGTAATGCGTTTATTGCTGATGTTGATATAAAATAATTATTTAAAATAATGAACGAAGAAAATAAAGATTTTTTGACTATGCTTATGAGCATGTTATCTAATATGGTTTTAGTTAACGTGCCAGGGCTTAAAATACCAAATCTTATCAGAAAATTATCAACCATCAATAATATTGAATATGATATTGAGGCTTATGATTTTACTTTTGCCGATTGGATGAAAATTAATGGCGTTGATGAGAACTCATCGCTTGATACTGTTTTTAATTTTTTGCTTTTAAATATGTCTTTGTTTGGAATTGATGTAAAAGCACAAGCATATAAAGTGCTTTGTTTGTTGCGAGAATCCAGTAAATCAAAATCAAAAAGCCAGCTAGACGCTTTCCTTGATGGCGATGATGGTGAGATATCTATTGATGATTTATTAAAATAAGAGGTGTAAAAATGAAAGAAACGGTAGCATTTTATATAAATCAAGAAGAAAAAGTTTGTCTTGATTGTAAAAGAATTACATTAAGAATTTGCAATTTGGCAAAAGAAACTGAAAATTTGTTTGAGTTTTACATTTGTCCGGATTGTTTTTTAGAGAACCATTACAGCATAAAAAACAAAGATATTTACAAGAAATCTGAAATTCTTAAGATTAATACTATTTATGATTATCAAGAAAATATGAGAAATGGTTCAATAGAACAACGAGCTGAAATGTTTCTTAAAATCTTATCTGGTAAAGATAATAAGGAAGAAAGGTTTGAATTTGCTACAAGGTTTGTTTCTGATATTCAGGCGATCGCAACAGGTAATTGCCTTTTATTTCAATTAAATAAAAAAATATAAGAGGGGTTACAATGAAAATTAAAACAAAAAAACAATATGCATCTGATTTATTTTCTTTATTTCACGATGCGATAAAAAGAAAATGTTTTTATTGTAATATTGAATCAAAAGTCTTTACAAATTCCGATAATACTCCCTGGTGTTTTGATTGTTTTTTAAAAAGTGAAACTATAAAAAATCTATATAGAGACTATTGTAAAGGTAATAACATTTCTGAAGATGATCTTAACACAAAAGAAGATAAACGCATTAATAGAAAAATGTACTCTGATTGGTGCGGTATAGCTGAAAAAGTAAAAATGAAAAATATATCATTTTCAGAAAATATATATTTGTTTCTTATTACCATTTTCCTTATAGCTTCTGCTTTTAATGTCAGTACGGCTTTTTTTATTTTATTGGCTTCGGTTTTTTGTAAATTTATTGAAATTTTTGCTTTAAATAAGTCAATAGATGACTTGGTACATTATTCTGAAAAATATTATATTGACAGGATAGATTCTTTTAAAAACAAAAAAGGATTTTTTTATTTTTTTAGCTATTCTTTAATGTTTGTCTCTAATGCTTTATTTTTTACAGGCATGATCGTTTTAGGATTTAGTTTATAAAAATGTTTGAAGAAAAACTTTATAAACCATCAAAATTGTATGCTTATCGGTTTGACCCTGATATTGAAAAAAAATTTTTAGCTTTTGCCGCATCTTTTCGAGACGCTTTAAATAAAAAAGACAATTCAATTGTTGAAATTCTTAAAGAATTAAAATACAACCCCGTTAAATTTTGCAATTTTCTTTGCAAGACAATGTCAAGAGATCCTGAAACAAACCTTCAGACTGTCACGATGTTTGAATTAATGCCAAGACAAGCTGAAGTTCTTAACATTTTGTTTCATGAAGTTTTTATTAAGCAAAAAAAATGTGTTTTTTTAAAATCACGTCAACAAGGCGCAAGCTGGATGATTGCCGCTCTTTTTGTTCATGTTGCTATATTTTTCCCCAACCAAACACTTTTAATGACATCAAAAGATGAAAAATTGCTTTATGTTAAAGGCAATATGGTTACATTAATGGGAAAAGTTCAATTTATTGTTGAAAACCTTCCTTCTTGGTTTAAAGATGCTGTCATTAAAAACTTTCTGCCTACTTCAAGTACTTTTATGATTTTAATTAATCGCTCTACTGTGCTCGGACAAACAGGCGTTAATGCGGGTTCTGGCGGAACGTCATCACTTGGCGTAAATGATGAATTTGATTTGCATGATAATCAGCAATCTATTCAGGCCGCTATGCAAATTGCTTGCGGTGGATTAATTTACATGTCAACCCTTAAAACAAAAGGGACTTTATTTTCAAAAATGGTCTTAAATAAAGCTTACATTCAAGTCAGGTTAAGCTGGGAAGATGACGTCAGAGTTAAAGACAAAAAGAAATTTAAAGCTGATATGGTAGAACTGCTTGGCCTTGAAACATGGAATCGTGAATATGAAATGAAGCATAGCGAGGGTGATGAGGACTATTTAATTAAAGGAAAATGGATAGATGCAATGAAAGCTATAGACCCATTGCAAATTGAAAAAAAAATGTATCAAAATTACCCTATTGTTGCTGGATTAGACTGCGCAGGGCAAGGTAAAGATAATAACGTTCTTCATATAAGGCAAGGTCCATTTCTATTGGGCGTTTATAAAATTCAAGAATGTTTTCCCAGAGAGCTTTATGCATGGATTTTATCTGCTTACAAAATACATAATTTTGTTATTTTGGCATTTGATAGAATTGGCGTTGGGTATGGTATAGAAGGTGAGTTTAATTCTCATCAAATGGACGGAAATTTGCCATTTTTTGTATGCCCTGTTAATAGTGCTACTCGCTTAGATGATACGAGAGACGAAATGCAAGAGCCTGTTTCAGGCGAAAATGTAGAGTTAATTTTTCTTAATTTAAGAGCTAGGCTTTGGTGGGAATACAGGGTCAGATTTGAAAAAACAATTGCAGCAGCAATGGAAGGGGCTGAAGCAATGGCGGCTCTCGAGCATGAATTAATTTTTGTTCAAGACGAAAGAATACTTGATGAGCTTCAAGTTTTCACCTATACTGCCGATAAAGTAATTCAAATAATCTCAAAAAAAGATTTAAGAAAAAAACTTAAAAAATTTGGGTTAAAATCTCCCGATCATGCAGACGCTGATGTTTACACAATATATGCTCAGGAGCAATATTTAGACAGGTTACAATATGAAAATCGCTTTGGAAAACATTAAAGATTTTATCGGTCACGTAAAAGTATTTTTTCAGTTAAAAAAAGAACTCAGAGATGATTTTTTAAAATCTATATCAGAAAACAAAAAAACAAAGAACGAGCTTGATAAGATTAACTCAGCTAACCCTCAATATCAACATTTACAAAAAATAAAATTATATTTATCTGATGACTATGCGTATGACACGCTGGTGTCCGCTTGCAATAATCATTATGAAAAGGCATGTTCTATTGCTAAAGAAGTAGCAAGTAATCATTCTGAATTGAGATTAAATGGAGTTCGTCATAATTCTGCTATTGGTGAGCTTAATAATTATTATGCTGGTATCGGCTCATCAAGGGACATGTCTAATTATGACCAAAGAAGCACGCCGCAATACACTTTTCAGGAGATGTGGACAACGTTTTATCAAACATCCGCAATTGCAAAACAACTAATTGATGTTTTGACAGATTGGTATGCTGCCGATTGGGTTGATATTAAAATCAATGAAACGGGCAAAGAAGAAGAAAAAAATTTAAAAAAAGCCGAAAAATATATTGAGGATAATGAAATAGATCAGATATTTATTGCTGCTGTCAGGCAAATGTTTATGCACGGAGGTTGTGCTTTATTTATAGATACTGACGACCCCGATTGGTCGGAACCGCTTGTAATGACAAAAGGGAAAAAATTTTCTTTTAGGTTGGTTGATAAATCTTTAATGTACCCTGCCGGATTTATCAATATTTATGATATATCTAGAAAAAGTTTTAATCATCCTTCTCATTGGAGGATGATATTTCAAGGAAATAATCAATCAGGACCTGTTCATGAAAGCCGTTTTATATTTTTTGTTCCTGAAGAGTTGCCTTTTTATGCCAGGATAAATCAATTGTGGTGGGGCATGAGTGCTTTAATTCCTGTAAGACAATATATTAATATTGTTGACAGGGGCTTCCATTCTACAGGAAATCAAATTCAACAAGCCTCAATGGCTTTTTTAAAAAATTCTATTCGTGATAAAGCTGTCAATCCACGTTCTTTTAATTCTGGTTCTAACTATTATGGCGATATAAAGAATCGAAACTTTCAATCTGCTTTAAATCAAAACGGAAGCGCCAATTGTTTGGATAAAGATGATGAAATACAAAGATTAGAAATTGGCAATTTAATGGATCAGGTGCAGTCTTGCGAAAAAATAGTAAGTTATGTTTGCGTGGCTCATGGTATTCCACCTTCTATTTATTATGGTTCTGCTTCTGGCGGTTACCATGCGTCAGATCCTGAGATAATGAATTGGTATAATAAAGTTTCATTGGGTCGAAAAAGGTATTTAAAAAGATCTTTAAAGAAAATTTTTGAATTAATGTCAATTTCTTTATTTGGCGAAAAAGATATTATTGCTTATTCTTTTCCTAATCCTAACAAGCCTTCAAGATTGCAATCTGCTGATATAGGATTAAAAAATGCTCAAAAATATGCTATTATGAAAAAATTCGGGTTTCCAAACAAGCCGCTTGCACAACAAATAATAAGGGATGGCGATTTTGAAGATTTAACTTTAGAAGATTTAGATACTATTGTTGAAGATATGGACGGGTTTGATAAATTAATGTTAAAAAGTAACTCAATGGAAGGAAAAGACATAAAGGATGATAAAAATAAAAGCAAAAATCCAACAAACTCTATTATGGGATCGAGTCCAGAATCAATAGTATCGGATGCATTATCATGAAAAATATACGAATAAATAGAATAGAATCAAGGTTAAACGGAGTAGAACCTTCTCAAACTGATGAAGGTTACTGGTTATATAAAAACATAAAAATAGCTCGATCAGGCTTGTTTGATTGGGGTGTGTCAGAATTAGAGCAGGATGGAATAAGTAAAATATTTCCTGATTTAAAAAAAAATCAGGTTGTTAAACTTTTAAGACCTCCAGAGGCTTTTACTGTTGCGGTTTTAGAATCGGCTAATCTTAAATCTATTACGGATGATCATCCAAGAGATGGGCTTGTAAACC